ACCTACCCCGAGTATTCGAGCCTTTGGCGACCCGTTAGTACGTGCACGGAAAGCGGGCGTTTGATGAATAGATACACCTATCCAAAGAGAGAGTCATGGATAGGTTTAATTGTGGTGAGAAGTCTTACCGCTAACACAATTTAGACACAATGTCAAATTCTTAAAACTCTATGAGCAAACCATTTTAAAAAATTTTTTACATAATGATTTAAATATTCATTAAAAAAATATCTAATAAACCGCATAACTATTAATAAAGGACTAGACAACACATCAAAAGCAATTAACCCTACGTCAACAAATAAATCTATCCAATGATCTACTGTGGACCATTGTTTGAATCGTTGCCATTTGTTTTTGGTCCATTTAATCATGTAGTAGTTTGTATTTTACAATCAAAAGCGGTAAACATTTCATATTCATTAATAGTTTTAGGATTAATAGATTTTAACATCTCACTGGAATAATCATAACCATATATAATACATTCATGATATTCTTTAAATTCAAATATAGGTGTAGATATAGGTTTACACTCATTACCGGGAATACCGCTACAAACTATCATCATTAAAATATATTTTGTCATTGACATTTAGTATTAATCTCCTATATTATCATCATAACTAAATGAAAGGAATTATGACTGACATAACTAAATATAGAAATGTATCACTAACACACGATACATACAAGAAATTGATTGCTCTATCTAAAGTATTATTACCAGATGCAAAGCTATCAATAAGTAAAACCATTGAATCAATCGCAAATGAGAAAGTGAAAAAGTTAAATGGCAAAATCAAAAACACGTAGACACGCATTTATATGCGAAACCTGTAAAGGTAATGGATACGTTAAAATAATACATGACAACAATGAAACCAGTGTGCATCAATGTTGGGCATGTGAGTCGCAGGGAGAATTTTATGTGGATGAGTCCGAAATTATTGAGTCTTATATTGATGCTAATACTTCTCCAACTTATGATAAATCTAAATTAAATTAATGGCACACGAAAAACACATTAAAGGTGATCGTGCAGAGTTAATTGCAGCTGAATATTTTATGAGTTTGGGTTACTCTGTACATAGAAATATGTCAGGACACGGACCTGTAGATATGGTTTTAATTGATGAGGATGGCATGGGTGATGTTATCCTCGTTGATGTTAAGGCATTATCTTTGCGCACTAAAAATGGTTGGAAAGTAAATAGAACTCCAACTAAAAAACAACAAGAGTTAGATGTACAATTAATATTTGTAAATCTAGATACACGAGAAGTGTTAGATGTAATGCCTGTAAAAGAAAAAAAGAAAAAAATTAATAAACAAAACGTCGTTGATATAAAAGAATATATGCGAACGCACATGCCGGAATGAAAAAAGATAAGGACAAATTTAGTAAACTACAACAGGAACAACGTGACCTTGATGCAAGTTACAGACAATCGTTAAAAAATAAAAAAGAAAGAACTTTACATGAAGAGTTGATGGAAGGTTATGAAAAAGAAAAAAGAGACAGAGAAAATGATGAGTGATGAAGATATAAAGGAATACCATAATATTGGTAAAGAATTTGGGTTGAAAAAAAATAATAAATACAACTACATACAAGGAAAACAGATCACGGACCACGGAACTGGGAAACGAGTTTATGAAATAAATAATTATAGACTTCCAAGTGTGACTACGATATTAGGAGCCACAAAAAATCAAGAATTTTTAAAAGAATGGAAGGCGAAAGTTGGAGAGCAAGAAGCAGAACGTATCAAGAATTACTCTAGTAGTAGGGGGACAGCTATGCACAAATTCCTGGAGCACTATATACTCGGAACTGGGTACGATGATCTTACAACAATCGGACAAGAGGCGCGTCCCATGGCCGAAAAAATTATTGAGATTGGTTTTACGCCTGTGGAAGAATACTACGCATCAGAAGTTACGTTACATTATCCGGGCCTATACGCAGGTCAAACAGATCTTGTCTGTCTACATAATGGCATGGAAACTGTTGTTGACTTCAAACAAGCTAACCGTCCGAAGAAGAAAGAATGGATCGAAGATTATTATCTGCAAATTGCAGCATACGCCATGGCCCACGACTACGTCTATAACTCCAAAATACAACAAGGAGTTATCATGGTATGCACGCCTGACCTATATTATCAAGAATTCAAAGTCGAAGGGCTTGAATTAAAAAAGTGGAAACACAAGTTTCTTAAAAGACTTGACATGTACCATGAATTAATACACGACGAAAAGGAGAAAGCAAATGTACAAATTACGGAAAGAGACTTCACACGAAATGAATAAAATATTAAAAAATCATGCAGAGTGGCTAGATTATAATCATTCTAAAGTAGCTGGTAATAAATGTAGAAAACAAGCGTTAGAATATACACAAAACAAGGACCCTAGACAAGTTAATGCAAGGAGAAAAAAATGACACTAGAAGGATATTACTTTGACGGAAAAAAGTCATGGATAATGTATAAAAAGAAAGATGGCACAATCATAATGAGGAGATGGAAATGAATGATATGTTGTTTAGAACTCTTCTAAAGAGATATGAAGCTGTTATTGAAGATGCTATTTATAAAATACAATCTTTTAATGAAAATAATATAATAATACCAGAACACATAGACATAACAGGTGAAGTTGATAAACTGTTGCAAATTATTGCTGAAGCTGAAGATAAGTTGTCCATAATGAGGAAATATTATGGCCAAAAAAAGGCAGATAAAGCAATATTATAGCCAATGTATATGTATGGTAAAAAAAATAAAAAAAAAAATAAAAACTACTCTAAAAATAATGTCATTCTGTCACTTTGGTCTAGAAGTGTTGGTATATATGACTTTAGGGTAGACAAAATGTTGTTAAAAAAAGTGTCATGTGACAGATTATTTTGTCACTTATGGCAATATTTTAGTTTGCCTATGCGCGCGCGATACAAAATTCTGATAAAACTGATTTTTTTTACATACATATACAAATTTTAAAGCTATAAAAACATATGCCTAGGAAAAGAAGAAAATTGTCGTTAACTGATAGATCTACCGATATACCTTATCCGAGAGTTAGAGTGGAGTGGATTGATTGCATCAGTGACTCTGGCTGGGCCACCGACAAGGAGTTTGACAAGATGAAGTTAGCTTCACCTGTAAATGAGGGTTGGTTATATTCTAAAGATAAAAATTCTATTAAACTATTTGCTTCTTATGATAAAGATGATGATGGTATTACTTTTGGTGATCGGACTATGATTCCTCGTCCTTGGGTGAAGAAGATAACTCGGATTCAATAACCTCTTCTGGCAATGCCTCAACAACCTTTGCATTTAATATCGGAGCGTAATCATTTAATATTTTTTTCATTTTTGCTTCTAACTCTTCCTCTGACAGCTCCTCTAATTTTCCTGTTTTTATTATTTTACGGTCTATATATAATCCTGCAGCCATACCCCTGTTCTTCTCGGCGTTTGTTGCAGCAGAGAAAGCACCTTTCTTCAAAGCCTCCTCTCTAATCTTGCCTAGTTCAGCAACATGTTTATCGTAAGTCACTTCATACTTTTTAAGTTTTTCTTCTCGTAGTGCACCTATGTATTGTACAACTAATGGTGATAGCGTTGGGTTTTGTAATTCTGATGCTTCAACTCTAGCACGACCTTCACTGTAGCCAGCAGCTATGGCAGCATCTCTGCCCGTAGTTCTGCCTTCGTTAAATACTAAATATTCTGCAAATTTCATTTGCATTGCTGTTAATCTTTTTGGAACACCCATGTTGACAATTTAAGGTAACATTGTTATATTGTCAATATATGAAAGATGAAGATAAAACATACGAAAACGAGACAGTGATAGATTTTAAAACAGCTCAATCAGAAGATACAATAAATAAATTACGTAACAACATTCGTGATTTGTTGTCTATGAACACACAATACAAGACAGAACTTGCAGATCAAATTGTTAAGATAAGTAAGTTAGAGCAAGAGATAAAAGATTTAAAACAAGAAAGATCAAATTATTATAATGTTAGTTAGAGATTTACAACAAGTGCTCGGTAACTTTACTGACAAGTTTAACAAAGGCATGGGTAAGGTTGATGGTAAAGGTAATGCTATTATGTATGCTAAAGTTTACGTTGACTTGGGTAATGGTAGATTATCAGAGATACAAAAAATAGAAGCTCATGAGAATACATTGATAGGTGCAACAGAAGGTTTACGTGTTGTATTAAAACTTATGCCACAAAATAAATCTAAAATAATTTTATAGAAAGGAGAACGTATGTTTGAATTGACAGAAGAAAACAGAAAGCAATTGTTGCAATATTTATGGACAAGACCATATGGTGAAGTAGCAACAATAATAGCAATGTTAGCGTCGTTGAAGAACAAAAAGAACGACAGTGTTACCCCAAAAAAATAGGTGGGACCAGAGGCTAAATTATATAAAAAACTTGTTAAAGAATGGAGGGAGTTTACCTTTACAAGGCTTGAAAACATTAGCATACTTGGTACTCCTGATTTGTTGGTCTACAATAATAATAGGCACTTTTTTACAATAGAATTAAAAGTTACAAAGGGTAATAAAATTAAATTTAGTCCGCATCAAATTGCGTTCCACGTGAAACATCCGGACAATACATTTATCTTAATCCAGGCCCTCGGTCCGAGGTCCGCTAATCGTTTTCACATGTACCGTGGTTCAAGAATCTTGGAGCTTGTTGCTTGTGGCTTGAAGCTTGATGCTTGTTGCTTGGAGCTTGACGCCTGTTATTCTTTTTTGTCGAAGCTTGGTGCTTGATGCTTGGCGCTTGTGGCTTGTGGCTTGTTGCTTGGGCCTTATCGGCTAGAGTCTGCAGCGAGTCTAGCTTTCCCCCGTTGCCGGATAAAGGATAAGACCGAAGGCCCGGACCAGGTGCACGCCTTGAATTAGCCTCCGTCGAGGCGCTGTGGCTAATGACCTGATCCGATTTATTACGCTTGCGTAATTCTTTATAATATTTTGGATGTTTAAATTCGTGCATTAATGTTTACCGTATGAAACTACTTTTATATTAGGATCCCAGCATTGTCTACAGTCTAAACATTTGCCGCCTTGTGCAGGTGCCGGGCAAGTATGGAAGCCCTTATCGACAACCATTGAAGAGTGCGGCCAGCTCTCTGGGGCTCGTTGGTTTACCATTGGAGGTGAGAACCGGATAACAAGATTGTCAGGCTTGCTGGCCAGGTGGTCCTTGATCCACGCTTCACGAGTTGGCAGCCAGTGTCTGGTGTCAGGTGTTAATCTGCACACTTCATAAATTTTGTTTAGGTGCTGCTGGTCCTGTACGTCGCCCGCGTCGTGCCATCTAAACCACTTCTGGCGCTTGATCACCGCAGCCATTGCAGTGACCCAGGCTGGATGTTTAATTGCTTCCAGTCTTCTGTATTGAGCTGCTTTAATTGCTTTGTATCTTGTGTAGTTACCCTTCAGAGCGTAACACATTGAACAAACTGAATTTTTAATTTTACGTAGCTTGCTGCCGGTCTTGCACTCCCACGCTGGCAGGCTGTAAGATAGCCCCGGCATCTTGCTTGTTTTTGTAAATGAGTCTGTAATTTTAATTGCTTCTTTTACTAACATAAATCTTTCTCCTTTATTTTATAGGATACTGTAACAGAGTACAGGTTTCTTGTCAAGCTTGCGGCTTGAAGCTTGCAGCTTGCAGCTTGTTGCTTGTAGCCGTTGACCTCGAGCCAGCGGCTATGATGTATTAGTATTTTCTGTCTTTGAAATCCTGGTCTTCTACTCATAATTTTTCCTTTCTAAATACATCCTACAAGATCCCGGACCTGTAGTCAAGCTTGAAGCTTGCGGCTTAAAACTTTTTTCTTTCTTTTGCAAATTAGAATCATTCTAAAGTGCGACCAGTGAGATTGAGGCCGGCGTGCTTTATTTTAATAGCCCGGGCAACAGGCCTATCACTGTATCCAGTGCTCACTGATCCCAGGTCCCAGCTAGAGCGGATTTCAAAAGAATAACCGATAACTCGGGACCAGGGATCAGCATCCAGTGAAGACGACGCAAGGAGCGTGGTGTGACACTGGATCTGTCCCGAGGGTTTCCCAATTTTAAGTGTAGTACAACCCCACAATCGAACACTAATTTAAATTAACCAAAAGATAAATTAAATCAAATATAATGCTTGACTATCCTATTGTCAAGTGCTAAAAAACTTTTTATGAAAGGACATATAAATATGGAAAAACAAAAAAGAATAACACTTAACGCAGATAAGCGAAAAGTGATTGCTGATGTATTTCAAGATCATTTTGAAAGTAATTCAAAATTTAAGAAATCATGGCAAGAGGCAAAAGAAACTTACAACGATTTGCGAGAACAAGCAAAAGTTAAAATAAATGATCTCGTAAGATTTCATCAACCACAAGAGGACGTTGATACAATTAGAGCTATGATTAGTAAGTATGGTAATAGTGGTGGGGATTTATACCATGATAATTGTTTTCATGTTCAAACTGATACACCAACAATGTCAGAAGATTACAATGGTAATCAAGTAGAAAACTATAATGATGTTCATATCAAGTTTGATAGTGATAAGGAATTTTTAATTTCTTATTATCGTGATGAGATGAAAGCAAAAGGTCTTGACGCAGATTATGATGTAAGATTAGGCGACAATTATGATAAAAGAAATCCAACTTATTATAATGCTGAAAGTAATGTAAATAAGTATTTGGGTTATGGTTCTCGTAATGATGTAAGTGGACAATCAGATTTCCAAAAAGATAAATGGGATAATGATTTTAAACTTTGGGTTATTGGAACAAGTTATTGTAATACTCGTATGTTTCAAACTAACAATGAAACTTATCTTTGGTTTAAACATTTTGAGGTTGCAAAAGAAAATGTAATTCTCGCACATAAAAATCTGTTTAGTCATGTAGATAAAAAAATGCAGAAACTTAAACTTGGTTTAAAATCTTACAGATATTTCGATCAAGCAAAAGAACTAGCTGACAAACTTGGGGTTGTATTAAATGAAAGTGTATTAGACGCACATTCTAGTATGGCTTTATCAATTTATAGTCCAACTAATTTAGCTGATCTTTTGACAGATGAAGTTGAACAAACTAGAGAGGAAAAAATAGCGATTGCAAAACAATTACTCCAAACACAACAAAATAGTTTAAATTAACTATTGACAGGGCTATCCTATTAATATAGGATAGTCCTATAACAGAAAGGTATAATATGACTAAAACATTCTATATAACTTATTGGGCTAGTAAGCACAAAAAACACATAACAAGACAGGGCAAACATGATGAGAAGTCAAGATATGGAACATCAAAAAAAGGTGTACCTTATTACGTTTATTATGATTTAGATAGTCATGGTTATAGAACTGCAACGACATCTTGGAAAGTGAGGCACTAATGACAAGTTTTGAATTTTACTGTATCGTTTTCTTTTTTGGTTTAATGATGAGTTTGGGGGTAATGGCATGAAATTACTATTAATGTTATTAGGTATAATCATGGCGCAAGTAAGTTTGATTATTGCATTCCATACATCACATTTAATTATTTCAGTATTACTATTATTTTTAAGTGTGGTTATGATATTTGGGGGGTTGCCAAAATATGACTTATAATTGGTGTCATGGTCCGAGTTGCCACAAATCACACACAGTTGACCGAGTGCGAGGCGTTAAGGGCTCAAAGGTTTTAAGAACGCGTAAGGTTAAATATTGGTCTGGTAGTGGTTTTTATAATTATTTCTGTAGTAACAGTTGCTATAATGAATTTGCCAACAAACATGTTGAGCAAATTATAGCCATTGCACCAAGGACCGAGGCTCTTGAAACACCGATCGAGGACCCTACAAAAGAAACAATTACAACTAACTATGGTTATAGTTATACCAATACAAAAATAACTATTGACGAAAGTAGGCAGACGTGATAGGATAATCCTATAACAGAAAGGTAAAAATGATAACACCAAAAACAATTGAAAAACAATTAAGAAAATCTTTTAAAGAAAGATTTCAAGATAAAACAGAAGAACGTAAGAATAGATTCAATGGAGAGTCTATTATGCTTACACCTGCCGAGGCTAATATTCATGACAGAATATTTGTTAATGAATTACAAGCAACGTTAGAGGATAAAGAACTTGGGTATGGTTCTTCTAAACTATGGGATAAGGTACGAGCCGATCTCGATTGGTTTAGAAAAAACAATGCCGAAGCATACATGGTGTTATTAGATTAACACCTTACCTTTCCACCCCTGGCCCATGACGTTTTATACGTAGAAGAGATTGGGCCAGGGCTATAGAGGTACCAACTCCAATTACAATAGACATTGTAACAACAGACCCTATATACCCTTTTATAAAAAGGGGTCCCACTACTTCAGGTTGTATTGCTTGATTTAGAGACTTAATGGTGCTAAATTCGTTTTAAACATCTATAGTGATGCAAAAAAATTTTAAAAAAATTTTATGGAACTAAATAACGTAGACGTAAGTAAGCTACCTGCAGACGTAAGAAAACAATTTAAACAGCTACAAGTTATGTATGCTGAAAAAAAAATTAGAAATAAAGCGAAAGAAGATTTTTTAAGTTTTGTAAAATGTGTGTGGCCCGAGTTTGTTGAGGGCGCTCACCATAGACATATTGCAAAAAAATTTAACGATCTTGCAACTGGTAAAATAAACCGACTGATTGTAAATATGCCTCCACGTCATACAAAGTCAGAGTTTGCATCTTTCTTGTTACCAGCGTGGATGGTGGGCCGTAATCCAAAATTAAAAATTATACAAGCAACTCACACTGGAGAACTAGCAGTTCGTTTTGGTCGTAAAGCTAAAACACTAATTGACAGTGAAGATTACAGAAAAGTTTTTGACACAACACTTCGTGAAGATAGCCAAGCTGCAGGAAGATGGGAAACAGCTCAAGGAGGCGAATACTTTGCAGCTGGTGTTGGTGGTGCAATCACGGGCCGTGGTGCGGACTTATTGATTATTGACGATCCACACAGTGAGCAAGATGCAATGTCAGCAACTGCAATGGAGTCTGCTTACGAATGGTACACATCCGGTCCAAGACAACGTCTACAACCTGGTGGTAAAATTGTTTGTGTAATGACGCGTTGGTCAACAAAAGATTTAACAGGTATGTTGGTATCAAAACAAAAAGAACCTAAAGCAGATCAGTGGCACGTGGTTGAGTTTCCAGCAATCATGGATCACGGACCTGATAAACAAAAACCTGTGTGGCCAGAGTATTGGAAGCTAGATGAATTAGAAAAAGTAAAAGCAACACTACCAGTTGGTAAATGGAATGCACAATGGATGCAACAACCAACATCTGAAGAAGGTGCTATTATAAAACGTGAGTGGTGGCGTAAATGGAAACACGATTGGATACCAGATTTACATCATGTCATACAATCTTATGATACAGCGTTTATGAAAAAAGAAACTGCAGACTATAGTGCTATTACAACGTGGGGTGTATTCTATCCTAACGAAGATTCACCTGCTAATCTAATATTATTAGATTGCATAAAAGAACGATTTGAGTTTCCAGAACTACGTCGTCAGGCGTTAGATCAGTATAAATATTGGCAACCTGAAACAGTTATTATTGAAGCTAAAGCATCTGGATTGCCTTTGACTTATGAGTTAAGGCAAATGGATATACCAGTTTCTACCTTTACACCATCAAAAGGAAATGATAAGCATGTAAGAGTTAACACGTGTGCACCTCTTTTCGAGTCTGGAATGATCTGGGCGCCAGAACAGAACTTTGCAGAAGAGGTTATTGAAGAATGTGCAGCATTCCCGCACGGTGATCATGACGACCTAGTCGATTCTATGACTATGGCTGTAATGCGATTCAGGCAGGGAGGTTTTATCTCTCACCCCGAAGATTATGTAGAAGAAAAATCAGTGCCTAGAAAAAGGAATTATTATTAATGAGCGCAATTAGTATTTTAAAAAATGCAATTTTAAAAAAAACAATACAAAAACAAACAGGTATTACGAAACAAATATTACCTGGAGATGTAGCCTCGGCAGAAGCAAAAGCAAGATATGCTTTAGATGCTTTACTAAAACGTGAAAATATAAATGTTAATAATTTAACAAAAAGTGATTTAGAATTTGTTGCAGAAAGCATAGTTAATCCACTTAAAAATGTAGAAACAAACGTAGTTAAAAAATCAGCAGATATACTACCCTTTAGATTTAAAAGAAGTTTTGCAGAAGAACTAGCAGATGCAAGTAAAAAAGGTGACTTTAAAAGAATGAAAGGTATTATGTCAGTTGATCCTGAATTTAAAGAAGTTATGAAAGCTTTTAAAAAATCAAAAGAAGATGAAAAAGCATATAAAAAAATGGTGGGTCCTAAAAAACTTATTCCAGATCGTGATGTAATTCCTTATCAATCACCAGAAGTACAAAAATTAAGTCCTGCAGAAAAATTAGCACGTACTACTTTAACAGAGGATCAGTACAAAAATGTTTTAAAAAAAGGTAAAACACTTGATGATGTAATTTATGCACAAGATTTTTATGGTGATACAGCAGAAGACGTTATTACAAAAATAACAGAGGGAGAAAAATTTCCATTTGCAGACGGTGGTGTTGCAGGATTATTGGGTGAAAGACAAAACTTTGCCATGGGCCGTCGTGCGTTTTTAAAATTAATAGGTGGCCTTGGTGCAGGTATTGGTGCAGCTAAAGCTGGTTTAGGAAGTTTGTTTAAAATAAGTAAACCAGTATCTAAACTTCCAATAATCAAAACAGATAATGTTGCAGGTAAACCAGAATGGTTCGATCAACTAGTTAACAAAGTTATTCTTGAAGGTGATGATGTTACAAAACAATTTGCAACTAAAGAAAGAGAAATTGTTCATGTAAAAACTTTAGAAAAAGGTTCAAATAGAATAGATCCAAATACTGGAGAAATAGCTAAACCTGGAACACCTTTGTCCGACGATGTTACAGTAAAAGTAACACAAGATTTAGATGATGGTGTTGTTAGAGTTGAATACGATAGCCCAGAGAGTATGTATGGAGATACAGTTCAATTACAGTATAAAAAACCTAAACCTGATGAAGGAGATCCAAGACCGTCAGCAGAATTTGAAGTAGCAGAGTCTGGTCCAGTTGGAAGAGCCGATGGCCCTGATGATTATTCTATAGAAATAGATGAAGTTGGTGGTACAAGTATTAAAGATTTATCGTCTGATGTCTCAAAACTAAAAGAATATGCAACAGGTAAAAAACCTACGATGAAAGAAATTGTACAAAACAAAAAAAGAAAAGATAAAGCTGCAAGAATTTCAGAAGGCGGAGAAGGTGAAATGGACGAAGTCATTAGAAGACAAGGTGAGTACATAGAAAATGATCTTGTAGATCTTGATCCGGGTGACTTTGCATCAGGCGGTCGTGTTGGTTTTAGAGTTGGTGGTTCAGTTAAAAAATTTTTAGAAAAAATATTTGGTAAAGAAGCTATGAAAGAAATGCCAAACAGAGATCCTGAAATGTATCAAGGCATGTTAGAAGTTGTTGAAATGTTTAGAAACAGAGACAAAGAAGGTCTAAAAATGTATTTACAAAAATTTTTGCCTCACATGGATGACGAAACAATTGAAGCGTTTATAATAGGTGATGCTGTTGATGCTGCTGGTCAAGGAAAGTATGGTCTTGATAACATACAAGGTCAATTAATTAGACTTGGTAGTGGTAGAGACTATGCAGGTAAAATAGAAGCATTTAAAAGACTTGAAAGAAACAAAACACTTAAAGATCTAGAAGTTACAGACAAAATGAAACGTAAACCAAACGCATCAGGTGGTATTGCTAAAATGTTAGGCGAGTAATGGACATATTAAATTACATTGACAAGATGCAAGAGATGTACGGAGACAAACCAAGCTCCACGGTCCCTGGACCACGGAACATGTTTCAAGGTGGAGCAGCTAAACAATTATTAGCACAACCAAGTGCTGATGGATCAAGACAAGAATACGCAACAAGCACGGTTAAAAAAGGAAAATTTATATATCCAGTAACCAATCAAAGTGGAACTGTTTATTCTGATAAAAAACCAAAAAGTTCTGCTAGAGAGGTGGGTTCTGGTAAATTTTCAATGGGTGAAAGAAATAGAGTAACTAGAATAAAATATCCAAAATATAGTTCTTATGCTGAACTTTTAAAAAAAGAACCTGCAAAAGCTAAAACTGTAATGGCTAATCTACAATACGCCTCTGTAGCAGGATCTAAAATAAAAAAGAAAACTCAATTTACTCCATTAACAACTATACAACAAAACAAGATATTAGCGGAGTTTCCTAATGCAAATTTTGATAATGGTAAATTTGGATTTAATCAAAAAGTTGATCAAACAAATTTTGTTCGAGTAAAAAAATTTATAGATAGAGGTTACAAACCTAGATTTAAACAACTTCCTGACAAAGTAAAAAATCAATTAAAAGAAAAATTTTCTGAATTTAAAGATTGGGATTTTAAAAAATTTAAATATGGTGTTCCTGATACATTAAACAATGTAAAAAACAGAAAATTAATGATGAAGGTTAAAACTTTTATTAACGATCCAAAACCATATATTTTTGGTTTTTCACTAGATAAACCAGGTGCTTGGATGACACAACAAATGTATCGAGCATGGGAACACGGTAACACTGACTATGAACCAATTTATAATAAAAATAATAAAGTTATTGGAATGAAAGAAAAAGGAAAAGCATATTATGCAAACGAAAATGTAGCTCCATCTAAAAAAACTAAATTAATTAATTCTCATCCTGAATTTAACAAAGTTCAAAAATTTGTTAATGTCGCTAATGAAGCAAAACTACCTTTAAAAGATTTAGGTGGTTATAAAAATACAAAATCTTTATTAGCTTTATTTCCAGAAGGATATGAATCAATAAAATTTTCTGATTTAGTTGGTTACTTATACAAAGAACAAGGTGTTGATGTAACTAGAAACGCCATTGAAAAACATCATTTAAAAAGTTTGTCAGATATGGGAGCCCCTGTAGATTCTAAAAACCTACAACTATTAAGAAAAGATTTAAATACATTAGGAAATACAATTACACAACAAATTAAAAAAGGAGATCTTTCAAGAGTTTCTGATTTAGAAAAAGCTGGAGTTAAAATTACTGTTGATGGTAAAACATATGGTAAAGGTTTTCAAGATCCTAGATTACAGATGAATAGAATTATAGGTGATGTAACACAAAAAGTTTCTTCTTTAAATGAAACACAACTTACAAAATTATTAGGTGAATTAGGTTGTCCTACAGCAAAACTTCAATTAGGGGGTAGAGTTAAATTTAGTAATGGTTCTGCATGTGTATTAAAAGGAAAGAAAAAATTAAATTTAGGTTTAACAAATGGTTTTAATAAAACAGAAGGAGAGTTAGCAAAAAAAATATTACAAGCTGGTAAGGGTTTAAAAAATTTAGCATCATTAAAAGGTTTACTAGGACCAGCAGCAATTGCTTTTGAAGTAGCTGTATCAGCAGGGTTAGTTGGTTATGATATGTTAGCAACGGGTAAATCATTTAAAGAAGCAATAGGAAGTAGTTTATTTAATTATGCACTAGGAGATAAAACTAAAATAGATAATAAAAAATTAAGATACCAAGGTTATGCAGATGCTGGAGTAAGTGCAAATCAAATAGGTAAAATATCTGCTTATGAAAACGCAATAGATGAAATAAATAATATGTCTGCAGAGTTTGATGAAGAAAACAGACTTTATAATATTGCTGCAAACCAAAAAGGTAGTGGTAGAATAAGTCCAGAAAGATATAAAAAAATAAAACAAAAACAAATTGAAAATTATTTTAATCAAGCAGATAAAAATAAAGCATTAATTCAAGATTTAGCAAGAACACAGACAGAAGATAGATTAAATAAAGCTATTGATCCAATGGTGCCAGCTTTAATGTCTGATGCAGATGCAAAAAGAAAAGCAATGCAAATGACAAAACCATCAACTGTTATGTTTGGAAATGTTATGGATACAATATTTCCTTCAGGGTTTTTTAGTGATACAACTTATAAAGAAGATAGAGATAGGGCTATAAATTACATGCCAGAAGTACAAGAATATTACAGAGGCAATTACTTTGCAGGCGGCGGTATAGCAGGATTATCCGGCGGTGATAAATCAGGACCACCACCAGAATCAGGACCAGCTTCACAAGGGTTGCGTTCATTATATAAAAATGGTAGAAAACTATAACGGAGAATAAATGGCAGATATAGATAAAGCTCTCCCGAACACTCGTACTGAATTAAAAGTTCCTGGGCAGGAACAAGACGTCGAGATTCAAGAGCAACAACCCGAAAAAGGACCAGTAGAAATAACACCAGATGAAGATGGTGGTGCAACGATTGATTTTGAACCAAGTGCTGTAAACCAAGCGAGCACGCAATCACATTTCGATAACCTTGGAGATATTTTACCAGAAGAAACTTTAGATCCTATTGGATCAAAATTAAGATCAGATTATCAAGATTACAAAGCATCAAGAAAAGATTGGGAACGAGCATACATAAATGGTTTAGATCTTTTAGGATTTAAATACGATAATCGTAACGAACCTTTTCAAGGAGCAAGTGGTGCAACTCACCCAGTGCTAGCTGAAGCTGTAACACAGTTTCAAGCATTAGCTTACAAAGAATTATTACCATCAGATGGTCCTGTAAGAACACAAATATTAGGTGTGTCTAATCCTGCAAAAGAACAGCAAGCACAAAGAGTAAAAGATTTTATGAACTACCAAGTTTTAGATCAAATGAAAGAATACGAACCAGAGTTTGATCAAATGTTATTTCATCTACCTTTATCAGGTTCTACTTTTAAAAAAGTTTATTATGATGATTTATTGGGACGAGCTGTATCAAAGTTTATCCCAGCAGATGACCTTGTTGTTCCGTATACGGCTACCTCATTAGACGATGCGGAATCAGTCATCCATGTTATAAAAATTTCTGAAAATGATTTACGTAAACAACAAGTAAATGGTTTTTATTCAGATATAGAAATATCAAAACCCTCTGATGTATCAGATGCGGATAAAGTAACAGACAAAGAACGTGAGTTAGAAGGAATTGCTAAAACAGCAAAAGGAGAAAAACTTTATACGTTGTTAGAGTGTCATGTTAATTTAGATTTAGAAGGTTTTGAAGATGTTGGTGAAGATGGTCAACCAACAGGAATAAAATTACCTTACGTCGTTACAATCGAAGAAGGTAGTCAAAAAGTTTTGTCTGTTAGACGAAACTTCGCGCCCAATGATCCACTTAAAAATAAAATCCAATATTTTGTCCACTTTAAATTTCTGCCAGGACTAGGATTTTATGGATTTGGATTAATACATATGATTGGCGGATTGAGTCGTACGGCAACGGCGGCTCTCCGTCAATTATTAGACGCAGGGACTTTATCAAACTTACCCGCAGGTTTTAAACAAAGAGGTGTTAGAGTAAAAGACGATGCAACACCAATACAGCCAGGAGAATTTAAAGATGTAGATACTCCAGGTGGCAATTTAAAAGATGCCTTCGTATTCCTTCCATACAAAGAACCATCAGCAACTTTATTACAGTTGATGGGAATAGTTGTTCAAGCAGGACAAAGATTCGCGTCAATTGCTGACATGCAAGTCGGTGACGGGAACCAACAGGCAGCTGTTGGTACGACTGTAGCTCTTTTAGAACGTGGTTCCAGAGTCATGTCAGCTATTCATAAGCGATTGTATGTTGGATTGAAAGCAGAATTTAAATTACTAGCAAAAGTTTTTGCTACATACTTACCACCAGAATATCCTTACGATGTTGTAGGTGGACAAAAAAATATTAAGGTTGCAGACTTTGATGATAGAGTGGATGTACTGCCAGTTGCAGATCCTAATATATTTTCAATGTCTCAAAGAATATCTTTAGCTCAAACAGGTTTACAACTTGCTATGGCAAGTCCACAAATACATAACTTGTATAATGCTTACAGAAAAATGTATGAGGCATTAGGTATAAAAGATATAGATAGAATTTTACCACCGCCTCCACCAAGTGCACCTAAAGATCCATCGTTAGAACACATTGATGCTTTAGCTGGTAAACCTTTTCAAGCCTTTCCAGGTCAAGATCATAGAGCACACGTTACAGCGCACTTAAATTTTATGTCAACTAATTTAGTTAGAAACAATCCACCTGTTATGGCGGCAATGCAAAAAAATATTTTAGAACATATTAGTTTAATGGCAACAGAACAAGTGCAATTAGAATTTAGAGAACAAATGATAGAGCTACAACAACTTGCACAACAAGCAGCAGTTAATCCACAAGCACAAGAACAAGTACAACAGATGTCACAAGCTATTGAAGCACGAAAAGCAGTGTTGATTGCAGAAATGACAGGTGATTTTATGAAAGAAGAAAAAGAAATTACTTCACAATTTGATTCTGATCCATTATTAAAATTAAAATCACGTGAAGTTGACTTAAAAGCAATGGAGAATCAACGTAAACAGGAAGAAACAACTGCTAAACAACAACTTGAAAGAGCAAAATTGCTTCAAGCACAACAATTAAACCAACAAAAGATGGATCAAAACGAAGAATTAGCAGAATTACGTGCTGATACATCAATTGAAAAACAAGAAATGGCAAATGATGCTAGATTTGCACTTGAAAACATGAAACCAAACAAGTAAAAGGATAATATTATGATGAATTACAAAACAGGCGGTAAAAAAGTTGTTATGCCAGAACAAGCAAAGATTGTTGACCCTAGATCTGAAAAAAGTTTTAGAGGACAAAACAAAATTGCTAAAGGTGATAGCAATCCAGTTAAAGGAACTGGTGCTGCAAGAAAACAAAAAGACGTTACTTGGTATTAAGTTATGTGGTTAAGTGCAATTAAACTAGCAGTTAACGCTGGTAGTCACATCTATAAGAAAAAACAAGAAACTAAAATGATGATGGCTAATGCACAAGCCAAACATGCTGAAAAAATGGCGTCAGGAGAATTAGAATACTCGGGCAAACTTTTAGAAGCACGTCAATCGGACTGGAAAGACGAGTTCGTGCTCGTCGTTTTAACGCTGCCAATTTTAGTGATTGCCTACGGGGTTTTCTCGGACGATCCGGGTGCGGCTGCAAAAATAAAAGAGTTCTTTGAGCAGTTCCAGCAGCTGCCGTCATGGTTCACAAATTTATGGATCCTTGTCGTAGCGAGTATTTATGGTATAAAGGGTACACAAATTTTTAAAGGAGGAAAAAAGTAATGGGAGTTTTTAGTTTTGTAAAAGCAGGCGGAAAAAAGTTTGGAGCTATTGTAGGGACTAAACCAAATGTGCCCAAAACCACATTAGAAAAAGCTAAAAGTAAATTAGCTATTATGAAACAAAAAACAAAAGCCTCAAATGCAAAGTTAAGTCAAACTTTGTTTAATATGGATCAAGCTGCTAAAAAAGCAAAAGCTAGAGCTCAAGATAAAAAAAACGAAAAAATAGTTAAAAAATTTATAGGAGAAAAATAATATGAGAATGAGTTACAAAAAAGGAAAAGACGTTAAAAAGAAAAGTAATTTTGGAATGTTAAGTGTAAAAGCTGGCATAGACAAAAACCCCAACCCAACACAAGCAGATAGAATTGCTGGTGCAAAAATGGGTGGTAGAAAAAAAGCAATGGGAGGTGGCATGATGAGAAAAACTTTTAAAAAAGGTGGATCAGGAAAAGACACTCATGTAACTAAAGACGGACGTACAGTTAAAAAAGGTCTTTACTACTACATGAACAGAGCCAAAAAAAGAGGCACTAGCAGACCAGGTAAAGGTACTGTAACTGATAAAGCTTTAAAAAGATCAGCTAAAACTGCTAAAAAAGCATAATGAGAAGTAGGGAAAACCCTATAAGAAAAACCACTACAGGTAAGGGTGCAAATTATAGACCCACAAAATCTGGAGCAGGTATGACTAAGAAGGGTGTCGCTGCTTACAGAAGAGCAAACCCTGGAAGTAAATTAAAAAC